ATCATGCCTTGCCCCTACCCTTCTTTTCGATCTTGGAGTCAAGCTCCTTGATTGCCTCTGTAAGCAGGCCAATCATCTTGGTCGTGTCAACATTACGCATACCATTGCGGTCACGGCGAATGGCGTCCGGCATCACCTTCTCAACGTCCTGCGCAGACACGCTCATGTCCTTGCCATAGCCGTCCTGTCCATTCTCCTCAGCATCATCCTTGTAATCATCCTCCCACTCAAACTCAATGCCCTTGAGGCGATTGACCTTATCGAGCGGGTTCTTGATGCCCTTCATGTTTTTCTTCATGCGCTCATCTGAGAAGAACGGCGCTGCAATCGAGGCCACCTGCCCAGCGATCTGCAACGGGCTGGCACGCTGAGTGCTCGTCGTGCTCGTCTGCTGATTAATCGGCGCCGCCGCGATCGCACCCTGCCGAATCGCAAGCTGCTGGAGCGGATACTGTAATCGACGGTCGAACTCAGCACGCTGTGCGTTCATCAACTGCTGCGCGAGCTGTTGCTGAGCCGTGCCTAGCCCCATCATCGCCTGAGCGGCACCGTAGCGGTTCTGGAGCGCCTGCTGCCCAAGCCCAGCCAACTGCTGCGCCGCGCCGACGCGGAACTGCGCGCCCTGCAAACCGGCCTGCTGGTTGGCAAGCCCCGCGCGCATTCCCTGCTCCACGTTAAACTGCTGCGCGCCAAGCCCCATCTGTTGCGCCTGCTGCTGCGCTGCCTGGTTGGCAAGGTTCGCCTGCTGCTGAAGCGCCACGTCGGACTGGCGTAACTGCGCAGCCTGCTGGAAGCCTTGCGATCGCTGCTCGGCAAGGAATCGGTTGCGCTCACGCGCCGCCTCACCGGCTGCGATACCCTCTTGGATGGCTGCTCGAGAGCCGCCGAAGGCGCGAGCCGAGGCAGCACGCTGCTGGCGCTGCTGACGCGCCAACTCATTCTGCCGGCTGATGTCTTGCAAGCCAACGTCGATCACGCCTTGCTGGTACGGGTTCATGTACTGCCCGAGCGAGGCGTCAGTGAACTGCGCAGCACGAGCCATGGGCGCTTCAAACTCAGTCTTGACTTGTCCCGCCCTGACCGCTGCCGGCTGGAAGCCCAAGGCCGCCTGCGTGGCACGAGCGGCTTGCTCGACCTCTGGCACGAAGCCACCCTGCGAGGCGATGCCGCGCGTCATCTGCTCACCCGTCATGTAGTCTCGGGTGAACGGCGCGACCATCGGGCCACGATAAGCTTGGAACGGAATCGCCGCGACTTGTTCGGCTAGCTGCAAGTTTTGCAGTGACTCGCCGTATACACGCGGGTCGAAGGAGGTTGAGGAAGTCTGCTGACTCTTAGATTTAGTTAAGCTTCCCATAATTTTTTCTCAAGCACCACGGCGGTGCGTCTGTAGCCATCCAACGCCCGCTCCCACCCGGGGCGGCCCATAATTAACATCGTGTCGCATTTGATGTGTTTTGCCCAATTCTCAACAACCGGGCGAATGACATTATCAATCTCTTTCAAATCCCCAGCGCCAATCACCACAGTCAACTGCTTGATCTGCGGGAAGACGTCAATCGTCGTAATCACACAAGAGTTTTCTGAAGACCAGAACTGGAACTCCCCACTCTTGATGTAGTCGAGCACGTCGTTAAATTTCATCTGCCCGTGTCCATACGCTAAGGCTCGCTCTATAGGCTCACGAAACTTAGTGACGTGCTCGAGTCCTTCGATCTCATCTTGCTCCATCATCGCAGTCCACCCGGTACAGCATCGAGCCGCATCGTGCCAACGCGCCAATCTGTAGCAGGAGAGGTGCCCGTAATGCGCATCTCAATCTGACGGCCTGTGAATCTGACCGGGGTATAGATTGAGTCAATTGTGTAACTCTTGGTCGTCTCAGAACCGCTCGGCGCAAACTTGGAAATGAACTGCAAACTCACAGAGCCTTGCGTGTTCTCATCGGCAATCAACTGCTTGGCGACCAAGAGCCGCTCACCATCACCCAACTCAATGGGGCCAGAGCGCGCAAAAGGCGCTGCGCCGTCGTAACTGACGCCTACCTCGTGCTCGTACACGAATCCATCCGGCGACACCATGATCGGGTAGCTGAAGACACCACGATCAGTGCCCGCCGTGCGGGCCAGGCTACCTATTGACCAATGCTGCTCACGATAATTGTAAATTACATACGAGTCACATTCGACGTTGCTAGAACTCGGGTAGAACCACCACACTTCGCCATACTGATTATTCGCCACGGCGTAGACTTTAGAGCGTTGCGTCTGCGAGATGCTGTTCGTAAGGTAGTCGAGCACATCACACTTGATTGGGCGCACGAAGCCGTCGTAGGTGAAGAAACCCGAGGGCGACCACCAATACGCGACCGACTCCACCGCCGCGACGGCTTGCGCGCTAATCACGCCACAGCCCGTCGCAAGGCGCTCAAAGCCGTAGACATACGGCGGCCCCTGGTACTGCGCCGAGTGTACGTCCACGTCGGTGAAGATCAAGTTGATACCGCGCAGACGCTTGCCCGCTACGATCGAACCGTTCGTCTCAAGCTCTTGGTCGCCGGCTTGGTTCTCGATGGCAGGCGCCCAGGTGTTGTTGTCTTCCTGATCCGACCACGCGACCTTGCGACCATTGCTGTCGGCGCCGAGCGCGAACACGAATCGCTCGGCGGTCACAAGTACGCCCTTATTCCCGGTCGGCGCGTTGGAGAGCAGCACGGCATCGTTTGCCGTGTTCAAGTCCCACTCGTAAATCTTGCCGTCCTTGCTCGCGCAGGCCAGCAGATACTCGCCCCAAGTGTCGAGGCTCCACGTCGTTGCAGGCGTTACCGTGCCGCTATCGGCTCGGGCGGTTCCGTAGGCGAAGAGGCCATAACCACCACCGCCATACCCAAGGTTTAGGATGGCGTCCTGATCGCCCACCGTGTAGCCGGCTGGGGTGATGTCAGTCAGCGTGCCGGATTCAGACATGGCGTAAAGATTGCTATGCGTGCCAATGCCAATGAAACGCACGTTGGAGTTGTTGCGCCACGCGATCAGGCCACGGCAGAGTCCAGAGAACGCCGTGTTAGATCGCTTACGCCACCCGCCCACGGGTCGCATCGTGTTTTCATACCAGCGCACAAGGCTGGCGTCACGCCAGCGGCCCTTGCTCTGGTAGTCGGTGCCGTTACGATAAACGCCCGGCTGGATGTTGAGCGGAATCAACGCCAAGGCGTTACTCCTTTACAGGTAAAACAAAACCCTTAACGAACACAACCAAGACCGTGATGGCGGCGGCGATGCCGGCAAGCCACTTGATGAAGGCCACTAAGTTCTCTGCCGTTGACCACGCATCAGCGAGCTTCTTCAGGTCGCACTTCACCTCAGCCATGTCGCTCTGCAAGAGTTCCATGTCCTTTCTCAGCAAGGCTAGTTCCACGGTCTGATCTTGCTCTGACATATCACGCTTCCTTCTGCTCCGGCTTCGGCAAATGCGGCTCTACTTGGCTTTTCAGTTTTTCAAACAGCGGCCACGCGCCTTGGCTCGTCGGGAGTGACCCGATCAAGTTCGTGATGGCGACGGCTTCTTCAAGCGAGAGTTTCAGTTCAACGTCGGACATGGTTATTTAGTCTCCAGAGCGGCTACTTTTGCCTCAAGTTGTTCAATACGCGCCATGGCTTCTTGTAGGGCTTTAACTGCCTTCATGTAAAGGATGGAGTATTTTACAGATTTGGTAGTCGTACCAAGGTCATTGCCGCCTATGTCACGATCTACCGACTCTTCAACAAGCCCCGGTGAAATTGTTTCAAGTTCCTGTGCAATAACGCCAATTTGTAACGCCTCGTCCGGCTTGTCCTTAAAGCGATATTTTCTGACGCGCAGATTCTTGATGTCATCCCATTGAGAAGATGCATCTACAATGTCTTGCTTTAATTTATAATCGGAAATTGCACCGTATGAACCGTTTGTGTTTTCGCAGTTTCCACTTCCGCGAACAATTAACGAATTTCCAGACGTACCAAAAAATCTAGCAATTACACCTGATGACAACATCCCTGTTCCGCCATCAACAGCTAATGTTGATGCAGGACTCGTCGTCCCGATGCCGAGGTTGCCGGAGGAGTCAATAACCATCCTCGTCAAATCACCAGCAGTCGCATCATAAATCTGGAAAAATCCAGAGTTTGCGCTGTTTATCCCAAACGTGCGGCCAGTTGAAGCAGTTGAATTACCGAGAAATACCGTTGGTGCCGCTGCGCCACTAAAACCTGTTCCAGTAAAACTTCCTGCGCCAGCCACGCTTAATTTAACTGACGGACTGCTCGTCCCGAGGCCGAGGTTGCCGGAGGAGTCAAGGGTCATACGAGTCGTGCCGGAAACCGTCGTGTTGTTTGCAGCAGTCAACCAAAAATGTCCGGTCGCTGCGTTTTGAGAGGATGACCCACCACCATAGTAAATTTCGTTTACGGTGGAAGTGCTGTATGGATAGAGCACCAAGAAGTTTTCTTCAGAATTGGTATAGTGCCTGACGACCAGTTTTGCTTCTTTGGTTGTTGCATTGGTTGCATTAGTGGACAAACTAAGTTGCCCTTCTGCGCCGCCACCAACAATATCCAATTTTACAGCCGGACTGCTCGTACCAATACCAATCCGATCCGTTGACGCATCCACAAAAAACAGATTCGCGTCGGTGTCGCCTTCGATGCGGGTGTCCTTGTCGGCACCTGAGTCGTTAATCACGACCGCCGTATCAAGGTTGCAGGTGCCGGTTACGGTCAGCGTCTTGCCGCTGCCGACTTGCAGGCCAACCGACGTGCCGGTGCCGGCTGCGGCGAATAAGCCGTCAACGAGGTCGAGGTTGGTGTTGATCTTCCCGCCCCAGGTATCCGCAGACGCGCCGACTTCCGGCTTCGTCAGTCCAAGGTTGGTGGTTGTTGTGTCAGGCATATCTCATTCCCTCAAGCAGCCTCTAAGTAGGCCGGATGTGTTTTCTCTGTCCAAGTCTCTGCCGTATCTGTAATCGGCGCCCATGTCTCTGCTGTGTCACTAATCTGCGTCCAGCTCTCTGGCGTGTCTGGATCGTTTTCCCACTTCTTGCGCCCGACGCACGTCAGCGTCGCCACCGCCGTCAACGTCGCCGCGCCAATGTCAATCTGCTGCCCCGACACGATCAGTGTCGAGGCCGCGTTTAACTGCGCCGCGCCGCGATGGATGCGCTCTGCCGAGGCAGAGAGCGTCGCCACCGCAGAGAGCGTCGCAGCGCCAAGGTGGATGCGCTCTGCCGTTGACGTCAACGTCGCCGACGCACTCAGCGCCGCAGCGCCTCGGTGAATCCGCTCCGCAACCGCCGTCAGCGTCGCCGCAGCAGATAGCGTCGCCGCCCCCTGCTGCACCCTCACCCCATCTATCGTCAGCGCCGCGGCTGCGTTAAGCGTCGCCGCGCCCTGCTGGATACGCACGCCAGCGACCACCAAGGTCGCCGCAGCGTTTAACGTGGCCGCCCCCTCTTTGGGGTCTATGCCATAGTTGCCACGCCCGTATAAGCCGCTGCCGTAACCGGCCACGTCTTAGGCCAACGTAATGTCTAGGTCGCCAGCCGGTACTCTAAACACGTCGCCCGAGGCGATCGTCTTGCTGGCCGTCAGGTTGCCGTAGGCGAGCAGGTTGCCGCTCGTCGAAGCATCAAACACGCCCACCGCAACAATCGTGCCCCACGACGACCCGGCGGTCGGAAACTCCACCGCAGACGTGTTGCTCGCCGTGTCACCCGACACCGTAAAGGCGACGGTCTGGCGCGCATAGGCGGTGCCGTTGCATTCAGTACCACCGCCCGCGTCGGTCGGCGCGACGGTAAAAAGCGCCAAGTACCGAGTCGCTGGCGGGGTATACGTCACCGAGCCAAAGACGTGATTGAGCACTGCGGTTTCAAGATAATCGGAAAATGCACTCACGGGATAACCCTCGTCGGTTTAACAGTCATTGCGGTACGCCCCTGACTGAAGGCTGCCCGCTCGTTTTGTAACAACATATCTTCAATCGCCGCCTGGTACTGGCTTGACCACAGGCCCACGCGCTCATCGTCGCGCAGGTACGGAGCGGCTTGTAGAAGCGATCCGTACAGGTACAAGTCGGGGTGGCGGTCTAAAATCCAGTTGGAGGTGTTAGCGTCTGACAACTTGGCGAGCGTCGCCACATACGTCAACTCTGCCGTGTAACTCGTGTCCGGCGCGGGCAGCACTTCGATCTGATTTCCGATCAGAGCGAAATACTGCGGCTTGCCGGTGGTGCGGTAAACGTACTTCTTCGCGTCAACCTCATCCTCGGTCAAGAAGATGAGCTGCTGCACGGGCGCCGTGGACGTCAGCACCAGAGACTTGCACGACAAGAAATCAGACGGCAGCGCCGAGAACGGCGTGTCGATGGTGGCGTTGGCACGCTTGACCATCTTCTGAGTCGGCAGGCGACGCTCCATCTGCGCCTCGGCAAGCGAGATAAAGTCGGGGATAACTGCCGTGAGGTCGTCACGGTTGAGCCAGTCCGCTATGCTGCTTTTAAGACTGCTGTATGAATTTAGGGCCATCTAGCTCTTCCTTCATCGCCCAAGCACCCTCATGGGAATACTCGAACGTGCCGATATGTTTCACATGCTGCGAGAGGTCGTGATCCAGAAGCACCTCGTACCCGGCCTCTCTGGCCTTGCGGCAGAAGAACACGTCTTCGCCGATGTAGTGATTTCCGATCGTCGAATACGGGATCGCAAACCACGGTGCCTCTAGCTTCTCGAACACCTCTCGCTTCACCATCATCACGCCCATGCCGACATAATCGACAGGCTGTAGCCCTTCGGACTCTGGGCCGGTAAACACGCGGTCAATCTTGCCCTGCGCGTCCATCATCGCCACCGGCTTGACCGGCATGCGACGTGTCGCGTAGTTAGCAGCCACGATGGGCTTGTCGCGCAGAATGAGGTGCCCGATCGTTTCCTTCGGGAACCGCATGTCTGAGTCAAGCCAGAGGAGATAGTCCGCCTTCTCCTCGAGTGCTTGACGCGCAAGCTCCATACGCTGAGAGGCGATCAGAGTTCCGTGGCTCGTGTAGAGCAGAACACGGTCGTCCGTTGTCGCGGTGTGATAACTCATCGCTCGCGCCATGTCATAGGCAAACGAGGTCATCACCGTATCACGCGCAGGCACCAATATCGCTATTGACCTGCTCACACACGCCCCGGGCGTGTGCGGAAGAGTTGGTTGTCTCTATCGTTGAGCCAAGCCTTCATTCTCTTCGGATCGTCAACGATCCCTTCGTTCTTCAGTCGGTAGAACAAGGCCATCGGTATTGATGCCACCTTGTTCCACTCGCCGTACCGAGCACGTTCGTCCGTGTTCGCGTACTGCTTTTTATTCTGCTCAATCAGGTCGCCGACTTCAAAGACCGTCTCAATCTTGGCCTCGTCACGATCAGCGTCGTAGTGCCACCATTTTGTCGTGCCCGTTGTCGGGTCGTAATCAAAAAGGCGCTTACCTGTTGAACTCATGTGATCCTCACTAGGGGGCGATGGCATGATTACCACCGCCCCCAAGTTTACATCACCACTATCAGGTCGTGGTCAAATCCGCAGCAAGACCATGCGCGGCCTCGGTGTTGACCTTCAAGCCCCACTCCACAACGATCATGCGCTTCTCGGCGTCGCCGGTCTTCGCAAGTTCAACCGTGTTGAACGGGCGCAGATAGGAAACGCTGGCGTACTCAGGATCGAGCACGAAAGCATCACGCTCACGCTGGAAGCGGTTGGGGACAACCGACACCGCGCCGAAGTCCGAAACGTAAACGTCGGCGGCGCCGATGATTACGCCGGGCTTGTTGCCCGGGGCTTCCTTACGGATTTCCGCGATGCCCGCGAAGGCGCTTACTTTCTGCTTGTTGACCGGGCCAACCATCAGAATCTTCGGCGTACCGCCAGCAGCCCACACCTTCTGGATCACGCTCTTAAGAATCGTCTCCGAGAAGGCGCGCAGGTTGGCGTCGGTCGCGTCCGTGCGGGTCGCGTTCGGCTGCGTGCTGTACGACGGATCAGCACCGCCCGTACCCTTGTCCGTGTTCGTCTTCAAGAAGGCGAGCAACGAACCAGTTTTGCGTAGCGCGGTCGAGACGCCGGCAGAACCAGCGGCAGCGGCCTGGTTGGTGAGCATGATGCTCTCCATGTCGCGCTTCAGTTCCGCAGAACGCTTGGCGAGCTGGTAGGCCAACTCAGAACGACGACCAGCCTTGTCCACCGACTCGAGCGTGCCCGAGATGAGGACGGTCTTGCGGCTGACCTGCGTGTAGTTGCCAATGCGCGCCGTGGCGGCGGTCGCGTCGAAGGACGACACGTCGTCACCTTCAACCTGCGCGTTGGTCGTCGAAGCGGCTGCGAGCGAGTCCGTCTGCCACTCAAAGTAAGTGTTTTTGACGTTCTCACGACCGATGTTTGACATGAACGGAGTCTCTTCGGGCGAGATGTTGTAGATCACGTTCGAGAGAGACTCACGGATACCTTTTGCGGCAAAGGTATCAAACGTATTTGCTGTCTGAGACATTTTGGAATAAACCTCTAATCTATAAACTGTTCAAACACGGCAGCCGCGTCTTTGTGGCTGCCACTATTTGCGAGTCTAGAAAGAGCCGCCTTGGATGCTACGACCTTGGAAGATTGTGGGCTAGAAGCGGCGCCAGCCTTCATCGGCTTCGCCTTCTGCATAATCTTTGGACGCATCTGATCGCGTTTGCTCATCAGTTCGTCAAAGAGCATTGCCTTTCGCAGGGCCACCACGGCGCGAGCATCGTAAATGTCCGAAATCTCCTCGACACTAAAGCCGAGTCTTTCGGTTGCATAAGATACGATCTTTGCCTTCTCAGCGCGTGCCTTATCAGCATCGCGCCATTCCGGTAGTGCCTCGAACAACTTGGCACGCTCGACCTCTAGGGTCTGGGCTTGCTCAACCTGCTCTTCCTGCTCTTGCTTCTGTACCAGAGCCGCGCGCTGGGATTGCACCCACGCCGCTTGCTCCTGCCTGGTGCGCTGAATTTCGCGCTGTCTCACCCACTCGACCGGGTTCTCTTTGTAGAGACGATCCCAGTCGATCTCAGGCGGTTGCAGCGTGCGTAACTGCGCATCAAGCACTTCCAATGTCTGCGCATACCGTTGCCGCTCTTCCCGCGCCAAAGAGGCTTCTGCTTCGGCCTGTTTACGGGCCTCTGCGATTGCCTGCGTCTTGCGCGTGTAATCCGCGGTGCGTGAGTAGCCTTTTAGAAGTTCATCCAGCGGCACCTCGACTTCTTCCCCGTCAACCTTGACGCGGAATGTCTGGGCCTGCTGGGCTGCCTCTTCGGCCTCCTCATCGCCTTCGGTTTGCTCATCGCTCTCAGCATCGGACTCGCTTGCCTCTGCCTCAAGCACCTCTTCCCCATCTTCAGCTTCGAGCAGCTCGTTTTCGCCTTCGTCGGCGGCGAGCATTTGTTCAAAAGCATCCTTTGGAGATTGTACGTTTCCCGGGGGTACACCCGTGCCGGTTTCGCTCATAGTTCTATTTTGCGGGATTCAAGCGACTATTTCCTGCCGCTGATCTTGTCGATGTCCCGCTTTGCCATCGTGCCATTCTCAACCACGATCCGCAGATGGCGTTGGATTTCTTCAAGAAGCCCCACGGCAAGCCATAGCCGCTCGCGCTCTTCTTGATCGGCGGGCTTACTCTGCCGCCACGCCTTGAGGTACTCGCCCTCCAAGACGGCAAAAGCCTCCACGAGAATCGGGTTCTCGAGGAGGTCTTTGGCGTCTTGCCCCTTGCGGGCGTCAATGTAGGGGTTGCGTTCGCTCAAGCGAAAAGGCCGCCTTTCGGCTTACCCTTCGCGTAGCGCATGGACTTTTTGCCCATCGCTTTCTTCAAGAGCTTTCCACCCTTGTCGGCCTTGTTAAATTCTTTGGCTACCTTCATTGGCACGCCGACGCGCTTGGCGAACTCTGGGTCGTGAGCGGCGGCAGCCATGAGTCGAGCTTGCTTGGTGGACTTGCTGGGCATCTGTCTCTCCAAAATCAAAGAGTGTAATCGTCAAGCGGGAATCTAGCCCGTCTTTCCTTTTCTGACAACTTCCGTCTCAAGGCCGCTGCACGCGCTTCCATCTCACCCGGGTCGGCGCGATACATTTTCATCGCCTCATTTTTGGTGCGAGCGCCGCGCTTGACCATGGCCTCAAGATTAGAGCCGCCAGGGAATCCTTCGATCCGCTGCACGGCGTGCTGGTATTCATGCGTCAACGTATCAAGCGCACCTTCCGGCGTTTGGCGCTGCGCAAACACGCTCTTGGCGGCTGGGCTGAACTGCCCAATAAACTTCTGGATGTTTTCCGGCTGGTTCTTGTTTAGTTTTCTAATCTGATTTTGATATTCAGCAATTTCTGGGTAAGACTCAGTAAGCGGCTTGTTTTCGATCAGCTCCTTGAAGCGACCAAATTGCTCGCCAGCCTCTTTCTTACCCGTGAGCTTGTCAAAAAAGCTGCGCGGCTTGTATCCAAACTCGTTAATCAGCCGCATGTTTTGATCGCTGATTTCTTGACGCAGTTTGTCATCTGGGCCACGAAATGTTCCCGTGCGCTGCCAGATTTCCTCTGGTCTTGCGCCTTTCTTCTCAAGCTCAACGGCTTTATCAGCGGCTTTTTGATTCCAAGACTTAGATTTCGGCCCGATAAAGATGTCGCGTCGCAATGCACCTGCTTCTGGGAGAAATTTACCACCCGGCAACAAACTAGCCGCAGCCATCGCCATGGCAGCCTTGTCGCCAGAGCGACGTGCGCGCTCAATATCGCGCAAAGCAAGCGCCTGACCGACACCGGGAACGAATCCAAGCGCCAATTCTGCTGCTTGCTGCCCCGTTGACACGTTTTCTTGAGGGTTAAGCGAGAAAAACCCACCTGCCGCCTCTCGAGCGTCGTCAAATAATAGGCCGCGCTTCTTTTTCTCAGCCATCTTTGCGATTCCTGTATCGCTCTAGCAAGCGCCGCCCTTGTCGGCCTTGTTGAACTCCTTGGCGACTTTCATGGGGATGCCAACGCGCTCTGCGAACTATGAGTCGTGAGCAGCGGCGGCCATGAGGCGGGCTTGTTTGGGGGATTTGCTGGGCATAAATCACCATTATTTAATCAATTCGCCTATCGGGACATCATACGATTGAAGTGGGAATTTGGCGCGTCTTTGCTCCATTGTCATACCGCGTCGGGCTTGCGTGGCGCGTGCTTCTGCCTCTCCTGCAAGGCGTTTGTATTGTTCCCGCGGGTCTGCCATCGTTTCCAGTCGCTTTAATGTGTACATCATGTCCCGAATTTCTGGGTCGGCAAAGGTTTCTGACTTTCCTCGCTCCATGCCGCTCAATATAAATTCGCCGTCTTTGTGGCGTTTAGCGGCCATTTCTGCAATTTTGTTGCGTAATCGCCCGATTGATTCTTCGCGTTCCACTTTGGACATGATCTGAAACTGATCAGGATTGCCGCCTCGGCTAAATCCTTCTTTTGCCTGCACGGCGTGTTGGAGTTCATGTGCCATTACGGATTTCATTTCGTCTCGGTTTTTACCTGACACCATAATTTCTGGTTCACGACCAACATAGCCGCCTTCTGCTGGTAAGCGAGGCGAGTAAAATCCAGATTCAGGAGCATCTGGCCTATAACGCACAGCCGTCAGCGTTTCTTCCATAATATCTGGATAGGCTTTCCGCATGGCTGGGTGGAATATAGCTTCATTTACGTCCCAAGCCGTGGATTCGCCACCTTCCAACCCGTATTTCGGCTTGAACGCCATTTCATCAGGTATTTCTTGGCGCAACTGCCCGTCTGGACTGCGGAATGTTCCAGTTTCGCGCCAAATAATTTCTGGCTCAATCCCAGCGGCCTCCATTTCCTCTGCGCGCTTTGCCGCACCAGCATCCCAAGTCTTTGCGTTTTTTCCAATAAAAATATCACGTCGTAGTGCGCCGCCAATACGCCCAAACGGCACAAACTCCGTCGCCGCCATCGCCATGCCAGCAGGGTCGCCAGCGCGCCTTGCGCGTTCAATATCACGCAGAGCCATTGCCTGCGAGACGCCCGGCACAAAGCCACCGGCAACATCCAGCGCCGTATCGCCCGCCGTCTGCTTTTGCGGGTCTAATGAAAAGGCGCGCTGCATTACATCCAGCAGCCCGCGCAGTTGACGGCGCACGGCAGGGCGTGCCTCGTAAGCCTCGGCAATAGCCTCTGACTCTGGGTCAAGTAAGCCACGCGGCATGCGACGTTCAGCCATCCTTCCTCTTCCTATACTGCTCAAGCAACCGCCGCCCTTTGGCGACCGCGCTCGACTTGTCCCCACGATGCCCCCACGCCTCGAGACTTAACTTGAGGCGCGTCTTTTTACCGTCATCCATCAAAAGTCCCGGCATAGACCCCATGCGCGTCAGGAACGAACCTTTGCGACGCATCTGCTCTGGCGTCTTTGGCGCACCCTTCACGGGCGCCTTCAACGTGCCGCCGGTCTGCGACTTGTACGACGCACGGCCTTTTGCATTGAGGCCGCCCTTCTTGGACTTCCCTTCAGCGCGCTGCCATGCTGGGGTCTTCATCGATACATCGCCATTTTTTTGCAATC